GTGGGTAGCTATACCGGAACAGGTAGTGACTTAAATGTAGATTGTGGATTCAGTGCTGGTGTTAGGTTTGTTTTTATTAAGCGTACAGATTCTACTGGTGATTGGTATCTTTATGATTCTGAAAGAGGGATTGTGGCAGGAAACGATCCTTATGTGCGGTTAAATAAGACTAATGCTGAAGTAACCAACACAGATTATATAGACCCCCTTAGCTCTGGATTTACGGTGACATCATCAGCGCCAGCGGATCTTAATGCCTCTAGTGGCACTTACATATTTTTAGCAATCGCATAGGAATTGACATGGCAGAGTATAGAAACAGGTCAAACGGCGAGATAAAAACGGATACTGAACTCCGTGCCGCAAACAAAAACATGAGCTTTCCTAAAGCGTGGAATAGCTCTGTCCACGATGCGTTGGGCGTTGACCCTGTATTAGAGGCTCCTGCTCCCGAACCCAGCGCGGCGTACAAGTCTGTCGTTCGTAACGGCGCTGTAGAGGACGGTAAAGGCAACTGGGTATATGCGTGGAAAGAGCAGGAAATGTTTACTGAATATACTGATGAAAACGGTGATGTTCAGACTGTGGCGGCGCAAAAGACAGCTTATGACACGGCAAATACTGCGGCTAGGGCGGCGGCTGAAAGAGCCAAGCGTACTGCCCTGTTGGAAGAGACAGATCATTACGCTCTGTCAGATGTGACGATGTCCGACGCCATGAAAGCGTATAGGCAGGCATTACGCGATGTGCCACAGCAAGCTGGGTTTCCGTCAAGCATTACATGGCCTGATAAGCCGTGATATGTGAAAACAATTGTGTTGTATCTGGTGTTGAATACCTACACCTACACATGGGCTATTGGTAGTAGGACGAGGCTAGAACATTACAGAGTTTGCAAATACAAGGAGCTAAATAGCGAATCAGATCAAACGTATACCTGGCATTTACCTTGGCCTAATTCATATTGCGATCCTTATGTGATTTACGAGGTTCCTGATGATTGACCCAATTACAGCAGCAGCGGCAGCTACAAAAGCATATGCAGGGGTCAAAGCATTTATTGAGGCGGGCAAGTCCATTGAGGATACGTTTTCAGCAGTAGCTAGATGGCAGGGTCATGCGTCAGATGTTTTGTATGCAAGCCAGAGGCGGCAGAAAAAACGCAACCCACTTAAAGATGTGGTGTTTGCAAGTTCGGTAGAGGCAGAAGCGGCCCAGATGTTTGCCGCAAAGAAAAGGATTGATACACAGAGAAAAGAATTAATAACTTTATTGCAGTATGCCTATGGCAATGAAGGTTTGGAAGAGTATCGTAACTGTATGAAAGAAGTTCAGGCACAAAGGCAGAGAGAGGTTTATGCGCAGCAAGAAGCAAAAGATTTAATTATTAAATCATTTTGGATTGCAGTTCTTGTAGGCATAGCTGGTTTCTTAATTACATTTATTGTTACGTCAGTATCGGGAAAATAAAGATGGAAGAACCAACAAAACAAGTAATAGATGTAATTAGCTTTGGCACTGTTATTGGTACTGTCTCTGCAATTCTTCCGCCACTTTCTGCCTTGTTTACGATTATTTGGGTAGGCATTCGCATTTGGGAGACTGATACGGTGCAAGAACTGACAGGCCGAAAGCAGAAGCGTGATGATAAAGGTCGATTCGTAAAGGATGATGACTGATGGCTTTACAGTTTTTAATTGGCCCAATCGCTAATCTTGCCAAGTCATGGATGGATAATAAACATGAGCAATCTCAAGCCAGCCATAAAGCCAAAATGGAAGTCATTAGCAATACAGCCACCTGGGAGGAAAAGATGGCTGCTGCTTCCGCCAACTCATGGAAGGATGAGTTTTGGACGGTTATTTTATCAATTCCTCTCTTATGTGTTGGTTACTCTATTATCGTTGATGACCCCGATATTCTTGGCAGGGTTTCTGATGGCTTTAATGCTTTGGATACTTTGCCAGATTGGTATCAGTATTTACTATTTCTTGCGGTATCTGCGTCATTTGGAGTACGTGGTGCTAGTAAGCTGATGAAGCTGAGGGGCAAGTAATGGCAGAGTTATTTGCTACCGCTGAAAACGAAGAAAAAGCTAATGAGATTATTAAGCTATATAATCAATATCTTGGCCGCGATCCCTTGCAGGGCGGGATAGATGGCTGGCTTGCGACAAACCAAAGCATCGAGCAGATTGAGCAGGGCATAGCTAACTCACCTGAAGCTGCTGTATTTCAAACCTTTAATAGCACTATTGGCCGCGATCCGACAATGGAAGAGCGGGACTTTTTTGTAAATGTAAACCCTGCACCTATTGAGAATATTGAAGAGGTCTTATCTAACACGCAAGAAGCGCAGCAGTTCCAAGCTCAACAACAGCTAGATGAAACAGATTTGTTGGCCGATACGATTGACGATGACACAACGGCTGGCTCAACGCTTGATGACACAACAATTAATACAGCATCCCCAGAGCCGGTTGATATTAAAACTAATGATGAGGGTGAGCGTCTATATTATTGGGTTCCTTCTGGTGAGATGAATAGCGCATTCAAATCGACCGGAACAGAAGATGATAGGGCTGGCAGGCTTTTGCGCGATAAAGGCGGTTATTTTACTGAAGAAGAAATTCGTGCGGCTTTCGATGCTGATGAGGGAATGACTACGCTATCTAGTCAAGTAAATTGGGATCAATACTGGGGCTTCCTAACCGAGCGTCAAGATTTAATTGACTCAGGGCAACTTGAAACAGGGTTAGATGCTTTTCAAGATGGTCGTGAAGCAAAAGGGCAAGCTATTGAAGATGCAGGCGGTTTGATGGCTGCAGGAGGAGCAAAGGAAGCAGGCCAGGGCCTTAGAGCAATACAGACAGAGGCTTTCCAAGATTCTTATTCTGACATTGTGTACGGTGAAACACAGCAAGCTCTAATGGAAAAATACGGGATACCACAAACTCTCCAGCTTGATGATGGTTCGTTGTATGAGTTTAATGGTAGTAGCTTCACAAAAACATACGCTCCTGATAAAGGAAGCTTTATTGAAACAGCCCTTACTGTGGCAGTAGCGACCGCACTTACAGGCCCAATAGCTGGGGCAATAGCCGGCGCTACAGGTGGAGCTATTTCTGGCGCTGCTGCAACAGCCGCAGCCTCTGGCATTGTTAATACTGCGACTCAGTTAGCGTTAACTGGCGACTTTGATGTAACGCAGGCTTTGACATCGGCGGCTACGGGCTATTTGAATCCCAGCACTGCTGCAAATGTCATGTCTAATCCTGATGTGGCAAGTCTTACTAGTCAGGTAAGCAATACTGCTTTCAATGAAGTTACTGGCTCGCAAATAATTTCGGAGCTTACCAACGCCAGTGCTAACTCAGGTGCTGTTGTAGACGCAATTTCTAATGCGGTTGGTAGTGCTGCTACTAACGCGATATTTGGTGGTGACAAAGATTCAGGCGTTGTTGTAGACACCGGTGGTGCTACTGCTGACGTTACAGGCATGGGTTCAGACATTGGCGATGATTTTGGTGTAGATGTCACGATTACCGGCCCAACATTTACTTTACCTACAGACGATGATGAGGGTGGTGGTGGCGATACAGAAACAGGTGGTGATTCAAGTACTGACGAGCCAGACGAGGCTGATGGTGGTGATGCTACTGCTTCTCAACCTTCAACGACCGTAACGGTTGATCCTTCTGCTGGCGGTGTTGCGTCACAGGATGACAGCCTTCCTGAGATTGGCGATTGGGTTTTTAAGGATGGTGTATGGAACCAAGTAGCCGGTGTCTCTGATGAGCTTGGTGTCCCAACTGTTATCTATTCTGGCGAAATTATCACAGGGCCAGGATCAGAGGGTGAGGTGAAATCTGACGAAGAATGGGCGGTTATTGACCAAGACGGCGGTTTCCGTGATGGCACTTACACGCAAGGCGTTTTGACAGAAAGCGAGCCAACTATTCAGGGTGAGGGAACTGGCACAGAGCAAACTGATGCAGTAAAAGCTGTGGATTGGATCTTGGTAAATCTGCCTAACTATGAAGATATGACAGAGGTTGAGATAAACCAAGCCTTAGAGGGTGCCGGTCTTGAGCCTGTTGATATAAGCAACGATGGCACAGTTACCTCTAAGACTGATGCCACAGAAACGGCTTCTACAACGGCCACTACGACAACCACTGTATCTACAGAGGCAACGGACAGCACCGGAACCACTGGGGCCACTGGTACTACCGGAACTACCGGAACTACCGGAACTACCGGCACAAGTGGCACAAGTGGAACAACAGGCACTACAGGAACCACCGGAACAACGGGTTCTACAGGCAGTACGGGAACCACTGGCACCACTGGCACTACAGGCACAGACTCGGTTTCAGGAACAGTATCTACAGGCGGACAAGGCGGCGGCACAGGTGGAGGTACAGGCACGGGTAGTGGCGATGGCACTGGTGATGGTGACGGCGATGGTGATGGCTTAGGCCGAACCGGAATGCTAGCGGGATTAGCCGCACTGCCAACTATGGCCCAGCAGCAAGGCGATCGAATTTCTACATTTGATATTCGTATACAAGCACCCACACTTGAAGAGCCTAAGATTCTTGTTGGGGACGCCAGACAGGATCTTGACAAGCAGTTAGAAAGATTGGGTCTATTTACAGGAACAGCCTGATGACATATTTAAACTTAGTTAACGGTGTATTGCGGCGTCTCAGAGAAGACGAAGTTAGCAACGTATCGGAAAGCACCTATAGCAAGATGGTGGGTGATTATGTAAATGATGCCAAAGACCTTGTAGAAACTGCATGGGATTGGTCGCCATTACGCAATACCCTGACGATTACCACTTCAAATGGTGACAACCTTTATTCTTTAACTGGAAGCCGTAATGAAGGCAAGGTTCTTAACTTTATTAACGATACGTCTAATTGTTTGGTTGAGTATCAGACCCAGAACTGGTTTGACGATAAGGACTTTATCCAAGAGGCCGTTACAGGCTCGCCTAAATACTTTACTTACTCAGGTGTTGATGGCAGCGGTGATACTCAGGTCAAGTTATATCCGACACCGGATCAGGCATATACGCTGAAGGTTCGCGTAGTTTTGCGAAATGTGGCGTTGTCAGCAGATGCGGATACGCTTGCGATACCCAGTGGCCCTGTTTTGCACATGGCAATAGCCCTGTTATCAAGGGAAAGAGGTGAGACAGGCGGTACGTCTACTGCTGAATACTTTGCGATTGCTGATAAGCATTTGTCTGATGCGATTGCTCTGGACGCCCAGAAGCACCCAGAAGAGACAATCTTCTACACACCGTAGGATAGGTTATGGCACAGCCGTTACGCAGCC